GAAGACTATCCTTCTTCTCAAAATAGAAACAGTATGAAGGTGTTTACGCCTGCTGATGTTAAGGATAAAGATTACTTTGAATCTAAGAAGTATCAGGTGTTAGAAAGATTTTATAAAGTAAAAGTTCCTTTTTACAGGGTGATTAATCGTAAGACTCAAGAAGAAGATATATTGTCTCAAGAAGAATACGCTGTTTTCTACAAAGAAAACGTAGAAGCATTTGAGATACAAGCTTATACAGCGATAGAGGTATTACAAACAAGAGTAAAGGTTTGTGCATCTATGGGAGAAGTTGTGCTATATGAACAGATACTAAACACTGATGAATATCCTATTGTACCTTTACCGAATATTTGGACAGGAACACCTTATCCAAAGAGCGATGTTTCTAGAGCCAGACCAATGCAAAGACTCCTAAATAAGCTATGGTCATTGGCTTTGTCACACGCTCAAGCTTCTGCTGGATTAAAACTGTTGGTTCCTTTAGGTAGTGTTGAGGATTTATCTCAGTTAGAAAAAGACTGGGCAAATCCAAATGCAGTCATTGAAGTTGATTCTTCACAGGGAGAACCACATTATCCTGCTCCTCAGCCATTAGCTGGTGAGTTTTATCGACTAATACAACAGTCAGAGTTCTATATAGATTTTATATTTGGATTGCCAGAAATGATGCATGGCTTTGCTGATAAAGCTCCAGATACAGTGAGGGCAACAGAGCGTATGATTGCTCTTGGAAGTGAAAGACCAAAATCTAAATTAAGAGATATTGAGTTTAGTATTAACAAGCTAGGTAAAGTCCTTTATAATTTATCAAAAGGTCATTACACTTATAAAAAGATTTTTAGATTAGCTCAACCGAATAATAATATTACCGAGGTTATGGCTAATTTTTATACAGATGTCAGTCAAGCAGTATTAGATTTGAAAAAAGAAAGACATATGTTAGATAAACACGATGTAAGAATTGAACCCGGATCAACGATGCCTTCTAGTAAATATGCTGAGTTAGCAGTGTACCTAGAAGCATTCCAATTAGGAATTGTTGATCGTTATGAGGTGTTAAAGAAAAATCCAGAGCTATTTGATAAAGAAGGTATTATGAGACGTACTGAAGAAAAACAATTAATGAGTCAACAGATACAAGCATTAGAAGCTCAAATAAAGAATTTGCAAGGTGACTTGCAGACAGCACAGAGAGAATCTGTTAGTGATAGAAAAAGAGTGGAAGTTGAGAAGTTTAAATCTAGACTTTCTGAAGTTTCCTCTGAGTCAAAAGCAGATAGAAGGGTGCAACGTAGTAAACTAGAAAACGAGGTGAAGCTCGAGGTGGAGAAATTAGCAAACAATCTCAAGGATCTTGAGAGAAAAGCTGGTTCCGCTCCGAAGGCCTAGCAAGAGACATCTAAAGGAGAGTTTATGTCTACAACAGAACAACAGGAAGTGAATGTCCCTATCGAACAGCCCGCTGCTAATAGTGCGTTTGAAGAGGATATCATCAGTCAGCAAGCAGGCCCAGAAGCCGCTGCTGTGGATCAAGAACCAACACAAGAACAGTCTACTTCTGTAGATTATGAAGCTGAGTCAAAAAAGTTTCAATCAATGTATGATCGTGCTCAAGCCGAGAATGCAAAGTTGCAACAAGGTGCTCAGATTCTACAATTACTTGAGCAGAGACCAGACTTGGTGAAGGTACTTGAAGATGGTATTGCCGGAAATCAACAACAAAAGCAGGCAGAGCCTAATGTAGGTAAGGACGATTTCAATCCATGGGATGCATTTACAGATGAAAATTCAGAGTCAGGACGATATGTGAATACAAAGATAGAAAACTTGGTACAGCAGCGATTGAATTCTGCATTATCCCAACAACAGCAACAGATGCAACAACAAATGCAAATGCAAAATACTGTGAATGAACTAAGAGGAACTCATAAAATGTCAGATAATGATATAAATGATTTCTTACAGTTCACGACACAACCAAAAGAACGAGTAGGTTTAAACAACCTAGTCAAACTTTGGCAGATGCAAAGAGGGCAGTCTGTTGCAAACAATGATACAATGGAAGCGGTAAATGCTGCAAAGCAAGCTCCTCGCACAGCAGGAGTTCTTCAAGGGCAACCACAAGGATCAGTTAAGAGTGATGCTAATAAAATGTTTGACTCTATAATTAATACGAGTGGAGTCGGAAGATTACCGTAGTTAATAATAACAAAAAAACACAAAGGAAATAAAAATGGCAATATCATTTAATTCTGGAACATTAAAGTCCAGTGATATAAGTGCTACTACTTCCGATGCTAGTGTAGGCCAAAGACCGGATAGAAGACGGATATTTAATTTCGGTGACAGGGTTGCTGAATTAGTCCCTGAAGAATCACCATTCTTCGTCTATCTAAATCAGGTTGCTAAGTCGCCTACCGATGACCCCGTGTTCCGTTATTTAGAAAATCGTAACCGAATTAGCTTTACAGACCGTTCTTTTTTGATTAAGGGTGCTGTTGGTACGGTTTCCGCAGGTACTTCGTATTCATTTACTGTTGATACTGCTGGTGGAGCCGCCGTAGAGTTTCTTATTAAAGGAATGGTTTTTGCTGTCGGAACGAAAGACGATACAGATGGATACGGTCAGGCATTAGTTAGAGTAGAGTCAGGACTAAGTCATGGAAGCTCTGATTCATCATTTACTGGTAAAGTAATTGATGTATCTGCTGTCAGCGGAAGTAATAGTATAGCTGACGATGACGTAGCTCAAATAATTGGATCTTCTTTTGAAGAGGGTTCAGGAGCACCTGATGTATTCTCTTCTGAGTTAGAAGATGATTTTGGGTATACTCAGATCTTTAAAACAGCGGCAGAGATGACTAACACTGCTTATGCAACTCGCTATCGTGGGTATGCTGAAGAGTGGAATCGTATCTGGGCTACCAAACTTCGTGAGCACAAAATTGACATTGAAAGAGCAATGCTTTTCGGTCAAAGAGCTCGTGTAGGTGGTATTCAATACACTGAAGGTCTAGTAGGTCACATTGTTAAGAACGTATCTCCAGTGGTTAATGATGCAGCTTTTAGTTATTCATCTGGAAATGCATATTACAGAAGTGTTGCTCAATCAGAATTAACTTATGATAGATTACTAAGTGATCTTGAGGTTATCTTTGATCCAGCTAGAGGTGGAATGTCAGAAAAACTGGTTCTATGTAGTTTACCAGTAATCACATTCTTCAACAAGCTAGGTAGTGATGCTTTCTTAAGTGCATCTCTTGCTCATAACGGTGCGGCCGCATTAAGCGGTGGTGCTACGACAACAAACCAGTCACCATTAAGAATGAACATGGAAGCTCGTCAGGGTTCTTTTGGTCATAACATTATGGTGATAGATACAATACACGGAACATTGAATCTTGTTAAAGAGCCACTGTTTAGGGGTATTTCATCTGGTTTTATGTTGATGGCTGACATGACACAATTAGCTTACCGTCCATTAATTGGTAACGGTATTAATCGTGATACTCAAGTGATGACTAACGTACAAGCTGCTGATGAAGATTTAAGAAAAGATATGATCTTGACCGAAGCTGGTCTTGAAGTAACTCTTCCTGAGTCTCATGCACTGTTTAACCTAGAAGGAGTCTAAGATGAGAGCTGATTATTTAAATAATAATAGTGGTAAAACTGATCTTAAGCTAAAGGTAGAAACTATTAATGCAGCTAAAACCTTAACGGCTTTAGATTCTGGTAAGGTTTTTATGGTTCAGCAAGACTCTGCTTATGAGATTACTTTGCCATTGGCAGCAACTGCTGGTGCAGGATGGCACGCTAAGTTCATCTTGTCTGAGGTTGCAGCTAATGCGGTTACTATTGCTAACAATACATCTGAAGACACTATTGTTGGTATGACGACTGGTGCTGATGATGGAAACGCTGGTAGTAGTGCTGAGTCTGCTGTTGATGAGATTGTTTTTATTAGTGGTGCACAGTTAGGCGATCAGGTTGAGTTAGTTTGTGATGGTGCAGTGTACTATGCAAAAGCAACAGCTCACGACGTAGCTCATATAACAATATCATAATCCAAATAAATAAGGATGGCAGTTTTAGGTACTGTGAGGGTTGTCAATAAAAGGCAGCCCTCAAAACCTAAAAAGGAAAATTATGAAAAAATGTATACACTGTAATGCAAACAACAAAGAGGGTTGGTTTTATTGTAGAGCTTGCGGAAAACAAGCTTCTATACCTAAGTTTACAACGAATATGTGGACAATGTCTGACTTAGGAAAAAGAACTGATGTAGAATTGTCAACTCAGTCTATGGGTGACAATATACAAAAGATGAGAAAAAATTTAGGTTATGCCACCTAAGAAAAAGAAAAAAGATCCTAGGTTGGCTAGAGCTGGAGTTACTGCTTTTAACAAGCCAAAGAGAACTCCAAATCATCCTACTAAGTCTCATGTTGTTGTTGCAAAAGAAGGTGGTAAGATTAAAACAATACGTTTTGGACAACAGGGTAAAAAAGTTGGTACATTGTCCGGAACAGCAGGAAAACCTAAGAAGGGTGAGTCTGCTAGAATGAAAGCGAAACGTAAATCATTTAAAGCTCGTCATGCTAAGAACATTGCTAAAGGTAAGATGTCAGCAGCGTGGTGGGCTAATAAAGTAAAATGGTAAGGTGTTATGAATAAAAAAGTAAAAGCTCCTAATGGTTATCACTGGATGAAATCTGGTGCTGGATATAAATTGATGAAAAATCCTAAAGGTGGTTATAAATCACATAAAGGATCTAGTTTAATGGCTAGTTTTAAAGTTCAAATGGTTCACTCAAAAGCAAAGAAGAAGGGGAAGTAATATGAAGCATGGTAAAGCTGGATACGGTGGTAAAAAGTCTATGAAGAAGAAAAAGAAAAAGATAACAAAAAAGAAGAAGTAGTGCCTAGAAAGAAAAGAGATCCTAAAGTCGGTACAGGTAAAAAACCAAAAGGAAGTGGTCGTAGACTGTACACAGATGAAAACCCAAAGGATACAGTAAGAATTAAATTTGCAACGCCTGCTGATGCAAGAGCAACTGTTGCAAAAGTAAAAAGAATTAAAAAGCCTTTTGCTCGTAAGATACAGATACTAACGGTAGGAGAACAAAGATCTAAGGTAGCTGGTAAAAGAACACAGCAACAGATCTTTAAAAAAGGCAAAGAAGCAATTAGAAGATCGAATAAAAAGAAAAAATAATATGGCAACAGCAAAGAAAAGAGATCCTGCGAAGTGGGCAAGAGCTAAAGCAAAAGCTAAAGCAAAGATGGGTGGTAAACATTCAGCTAGAGCTATGCAACTTGCAGTAAAGTATTATAAAGATATGGGTGGTACGTATTCTGGTAAGAAGTCCTCTAAGAATAAATTATCTAAATGGTCTAAGCAAAAGTGGGATTACGTTAGTAAGGGTGATAAGAAAAAACCTAAAAAGAAAAGAGGTCGTTATTTACCGGAGTCAGTTAGAAAAACTTTAACAAAAAGTCAAAAGGCTGCTACGAATAGAAAGAAAAGAGCAGCTTCTGCGAAAGGAAAAGGAAGAGCTAAATATAGTAAAACAGTAGCAAGAAAGGTCAGGAGAGCTAAATAATGGCAACATTTGAAGCACAGGTAGAAGGGTTAACAGGTCTTAGTATAGATGGTAGTAGTGCTCCTACTCAAACAGAACTTACACAATTTTTAAGCGATGGTGCTATGGAGGTTATAAACGTAATGCCTCCTAGGTTAAAAATGTTTTGTGCTACTGAAGATACGTTTACGAGTGCTGCAGTCGGAAGTGAGGCTGAAACTTTAGACTCCGCTAAGGTTATATCAGTAACAAGAAATGATGGGACAATAGATCAACCATGTCGTGAAATACCAGCATCTTTAAGGGGTAGAGCTTCTGATAGTGATGATATGATAGCCGCTACGGCTACAGATCCTGTGTATTATGTTTACAATGGAAAGTTAAATGCTTTACCAGCTTCTGGTAGCTGTAAATACTTAGAGGTTAATAATCCAACGGTAGCCTATAGTGATTCGGCTATAGCAAACTTTCCAGATGAGTATGAATATTTAGTTCCGCTGTACGCTTCTATAAAATCATTAAGTAATAAATTAAGTAGTTTGGTAAAATCAGATTTAAGCGTTTCTACTTCAGCTCCTAGTGCTCCTAGTTTAGCTACTATTTCTTATAGTAATGCAAGTAATGCAGATGCTAGTGCTTCTTCTGTAGGTGCTATTACGGTTGCAAGTGTTTCTAAGGCCGCTATAGATGGAAATGCACCAACATATACAAAGCCAACACTGACAACTAGGGTGTCTTTTAAAGCTTTTTATGCAGATACAAGTAATGCGAATCCATTTGGAGATAATGATCCGGGGGACTTTTCTTTAAGTACACCACCAAGCTTATCCAGTGCTAGTTTTACTACACCCTCAATAGGGGCTATTACAATAGGTTCTTTTGGAACAGCACCTGTTTATACAGCTCCAGTAGTAGGTGGAGCAACTGAAGAACTTACTGCGGCTATAACAACTGGAACTGCAGGAACTGATGCTGATCAACAGGATGTCAGTGACTGGTGGGAAGTGTTAGGTGATTTTATTGAAAGCGAAGAAGATATAGAACTTGCAGGGGCACAAATATCTAAATTAAATTCTTATATATCTGCATATCAAGCAGCATTACAAAATCAGTTAAATATTTTTAATGATGCAAATGTAGAGTATCAGTCAAATATTCAAAAGCAATTACAACAAGCTAGGCTTGATGCTGAAGATTCACAACAAGAGGCTTCTTTATTGTTGCAGAAAGAAGTTCAAGAATATCAAGCAAAGGTTTCTGAGTATCAAGCTGAGGTAAATACAGATGTGCAAGTCTACTCTCAAAAATTAGAAAAATATAGAAATGAAGTTAATACAACTTTTCAAGCATGGTCTACAACTGAATCAAATTCATTAGAACAGTATTCTAGGGACATTCAAAATGAGTTAAATGAGTTCAATAAAGATAATGTTATCTATCAGGCAAACATACAAGCAGAGTTGGCAAAGCATAATAGTGATTTACAAAAAGCATTAAATCAGGCTCGAATAGATGCAGAGGATGCTAGACAAGAAGCATCTCAGGCGACAAACATAGATCAATTTAATAAGTCTCAAGATCAAGCTCTTGATTTACAAAACAAAGCTCAGACCTTGCAAGCAGCAATACAAAATAACGATGATTTAGTTCAAAAGTTTCTAGCTGAGTTAAATAAGTATAGTGCTCAAGTAAACACAAGTGTTCAAGAGTATAGTCAGAATTTAAACAACAACACTCAAAACTATCAGTTTTATGAAAAGCAACAAGCAAAGTTACAAGCTGATTATGATAAAGGTGTTCAAATAATGGTGGCAAGCTAATGGCTAAAACATTAGTTACATTAAACACCTCTCCATCTTTTACGGGGGTTACGTTAAACACTTCTCCTTCTTTTAGCTCTGTTGTATTACCAACATCAATTAGTTGGATTATAAAAGGATTTTGGGCTAGTTATAATGTTAAAAACTGGGAAGACACAACTTTAACTTGGGATGAGGCAGGATAATGGCAGTACATAGCTTAACAGTAAAAAAGATTATATCGAGGGTAAGACAGGTATTTCCTGATGCTCCTGAAACATACATTATTAATTTAATTAATGAGGCCCTTGTTGAGATTGGAAACTATTCTACTAAGGTAGAGTATGCAAAAGCAAATTCTGTTGCAGATCAACAGTGGTATACTTTGAGTGATAGTAATTCAGGTATTGAAGTTAATAAAGTTTTTAGAGTAGATTTTATGGACTCTAGTGGCGAATATGTAAAGATTCCACGGTTACTAAATGGTGAGATACAAACAATGGATGTAGATTAATGGCAAGCACATACACACACCCTGAAGAAAAATTAGCTTACTTTATTAGAGGGGATCACTTAGCTATTGTCACAACACGAGGTGAAACAAGTGGTACA